TCACTTGTCATGCTCCTGGTCGCGACGGACGTTTTCGAGTTTGTTTTCGATGCGCAGCAATTGCTCGGAGAGGCGCCGGTCCACATCGCGGATCAGCGAGAGCGGCACGTAGGTGCGCGCCACTTCGAGCTTGAAGGCGGCCAATTCGTCCCGCGTGCGGGAGAGGCCGTCATCATGGCGTGAGGTGCCCTTCTCGATGCGGCGATCCAGGTCGCGCTTGATGCCGAGGAGCAGCCAGTAGAGCCCGGCGATGACGGGCGCCTGGGCGGCATCCATCCACCAGAGGGATGAGGGATTTGTCGGGTCCATGGGGCCTCCTTGCGGGCGGGCGCGCGCATCGCCACAAGGGATGCGTGCGGGAGATCGTGGAATGTGGAATGAGCCGTATCTGGAAAGCTGCTGCCGCTCGGCCCTGCACCGGCTGACGCTGGTGGGGCCGCATGGCCGCCCGCCGGAGCTGAAGGATCAGCCCTGCCTGCTGCGCTTGCAGTCCATGGGCCTGGCCGAGCAGCGGGCGGACGGACACTTCGCCATCACCCCGCCCGGGCGGGCGCGGCATTCGAGTGAGATCTTGAAGAAGCCAGCCTAGGCGAGGGGCGCCGCCCCTCGCGCTCCCTGGCAGGGGACACGTCCCCTGCACCCCTGTTCGTGGTTATGGGCGCGGACGGGATGTCCATCGCGCTGGTATCCTTGAACCTGGACGGGGCCGCCTGCGCCGTGCTGGAGCACAGCAACCGCCGCCCCAAGGTGGAGCGCATCCCCGCCGTCAACCGCCGCGCCAACTCGGCTGAACCGGGCGCGGCGGCAGCGCGGGCAGCCGGATCGGCTCGGCCAGGATGCAGCCCGCCACCGCATCCAGCCCGTCATCCCGCGCACCGCGCGCATCGGGCCGCCACTCGGCCATTTCGCGCGGGAAGCTGGTGCGGAACACGCTCTCATGCGCGTGCAGCCGGCGGGCGGCCAGCAGCGGGTCGAAGGCGGAGAGGATGCGCTCCACCTTGGGGCGGCGGTTGCTGTGCTCCAGCACGGCGCAGGCGGCCCCCGCCCGCGCCATCTCGCGCTTCAGCAGGGCGGGCAGGAAGCGGCCCAGCCCGTTGGTCTCGACGCGCACCACCGGCAGGATCAGGTCGCGCGCCAGTTCCGCCACCTGCCGGCATTGCTGCGTGGCGGGGTCCTCGGGCGCATCGGCGCGCTGCGTGATCCAGGCGAGGCGATGCAGGAAGTGCCGCCCCTCGCCATCCGTGTAAGTGGCGGCCAGCACCGAGCCATCGCCCCCGCCCTCGGCACGCCCATAGGAGGGATCCCAATAACCCCCGCCCGATGTCATGCGCCGCCCGAGAAGCCAGAGCTGCGCGCGGCCATTGGCCTCGCGATACTCCACCTCCTCCGGGTAGCGCAGCAGCAGCGCGGGATCGAGCCGCGCGGCCGCCGGCGCCACGGGTTGCAGCATCATCTGGCGCGCGAAATGCAGCCCGCCCACGCGCTTTCGCAGCGCCGCGACGGCGGCCTCGCTGAAGCGTTCCGGCCAGGCGCTCTGCCCGGCGGCGTCGAGGATGGGCACTTCCAGGCGTTGATAGCCATGCAGGAAGCCATCGCCGGGGCGATACAGGCTCTCCTCCGTGTGTGGCGTGCCGACATAGAGGATGATGCCGTCCGGCGTCAGGATGAACTCCGTCTCCGCCAGGCGCTCGCGCAATTCGGCGCGCTTGCCCGGGCTGTCGCAATTGCCGGCCACTTCCACATCATCGCAGATGATGATGTCCGCCCGCGCGCCGGTGATGTTGCCGAGCAACCCCTGCGAGAGCATTGAGGGATCGCGCGCCGCACCGGGCCGCTGCACCGTGAAGCGATCCGCCGCCCAGGCTTCGTCGCCCTCGGGGATGAGGCGGGCGCAAAGCGGGTGGCGTTCGATGATGCGCCGCACATGCCCCACCATCTTGCCGGCCAGGTTCTGGTCGGCGGCGAGGACGAGGATGCGCGTCTCGGGGTTGCGATAGAGCGACCAGGCGCAGAACAGCCCGATCAAGGTGGATTTGCCGCAGCCGCGAAACGCCATGAGCAGCATGCGGCGGGTGGGCCGTTCCGTCTCCAGCCAGCGCAGGATGCGCCGATGGATCTGGGGCGTGCCCTGCCGCTGCTGCCGGTTCCAGACCCAGACGAATTCTAGCAGGTCAGCCGGGCTCTCCTGTGTCATCCGTGCGCGTCTCCTGTTCCTCGTCGTCCATTTCCTGACGGGCCGCGCCGAGCGCGGTGGCGGCAGGATCTTCCCCCTCCGCCCCCTCGCGGGGATCGGTGAGCTTCATCAACTGCTCGATATGCGCGAGCGCCGTCTTGGCCGCGCTGTGGCGCGCGGCGAAGGCCTTGGGGTCGGCGTCGTGTTCGGTATCCGCCACGAACTTCATGTAGGATTCCGTCACCGCAGGCAGCGCATCGGCGAGCTTGGCATCCGCGACGCGCGGCTTGCGCCGCCTCACGATTTCACCAGGCGCACCCGCACCGTCCCCGCGCCGAGATCCACCGCCGCACCGGTGCGGTTCCAGGCCGTCACCGTCACCAGGTCCTGCGCGCCGATCTGCGCCAGGAAGACAACGCCCGAGGTGGCCAGCGTGAAGGCCGCCTGCACGAAATCACCCGGCCGCGCGCCGGGAAGCGGCACGTTCAGCTGTGCCGTGCCGCCAGCCGCGATGGAGGGTGGATCCCAGGCGGCCTCGGCCCGCAACTCGCGGGCGCCATGCCGCAGGTCGGGCAGGCCGTAGAGCAGCGGCGGGGAGACCGACGGATCGGTGAGCAGGCGCATCGCGCGCACCTCGTAATCCACGCCGATGCGCGCCACGCCGATGATGGCGTAGGCGACGGCGGGCTCCAGCCGGACCACTTGCAGCCGCGTGAGGTCGGCGTCGGTCATGTCCGCCGAGCCTTGCCACCATCGCGCCGCGCTGTTCCACAGCACGGACATGCCCGAGGCGCGCACCAACTGGCCCGCGCTGTCGCCCAGGAGGTTCATGGCCGCGTCGAAGCATTGCACGATCAGGCGCGGATGGTCGGCATCCACCGCCAGCGCGAATTCCCGCGCCCGCGTCGCATCCACCACGAAGCCCAGACCGCGGCCGCCGGTCAGCACAACGCCACGGCTGGTCAGCCCGTAATCCTCCAGGCCGGGAAAGGCGAAATCCGCCAGCGTGGTGGGCGTGCCGCCGACATTGGTTGAGAGGCAGGCAAGCAGGTCAAAGCCGGTCTGCGATGCATTCCAGCGAAAGGCGGCGGCGCGCAGATTGGGCACGCTGCCGACCTCACGCGTGAATTCACGATGTGCTGCGGCCTGGTGCATCCCGCGCACCACGGCGCCGACGCGGGCCGAACCCGCATCATAGAACACGTTCAGCAAATAGCCCTGGCTTGCCCAGGCCACTTCATAGACATGATCCTGCGCGCTGCCGACATGCCGCGCCGGATAGGGCGAGCAGGCTTCCATCCGCATGCCATAGGCGATCACCGCGCGGCTATTGACCTCGCACAGGAAAGGCACGCCGAAGATGGCCGGCCGGTCGCGCGTCTGAAGCTCGAAGGCGGGGCCGAAGAAGACGTGCCGATTATGCGCGACATAGGCGCCAGGTTCCGCCGAGAAGCGGATGCCGTAGCGGCTGAGCGTCGGGTGGAGGGAGCTCGCGATGGCGAAGTGGCCGCCATGGTAGCGCATGGAGGTGTTCCATCCCGCCGCCGTCTGGGTGCGGATGTCCAGGCCGATATGGTTGTTCACCATGCGGCCGAGATGCATGTTGCTGTCCTCGAAACCGCGCTCCACGCCCAGCGTCTGCGCGCCGATGGTGAAGCCCTCCACCTGCCGGATTTCGACCAGGCTGGAATCCAGGTTACGCAGGACGATGCCGATATCGCGGAAATTCTGCCAGTCGCTGATGGTGGCCCGGATCACGCGCAGCCCCTGGTAGAGCTTGGCCGCATTCCGCACCGCCCCGCCATCGCCGATGGTCAGCGCCGCCTGGCCGGCGGGCCCCGCATAGAGGATGGTGCCGCGCATGGTCAGGCCGGCCGCGGCGCCGGGCAGCAGCAGCGGCATTGTGGTGCGGAAGGTGCCCTCGCCGATCACCAGATGCTTGCCGGAGGCGCCGGCCGCGTTCATGGCGGCTTGCAAGGCCGGGCCATCATCCGTCACGCCATCGCCCACCGTGCCGAAATCGCGCGCCGTCAGGTTCTCGGCCAGCTTGTCCTCGACGCTGCGCGGAACGGCGCCGGGATAGGCGGCGGCGATCATGCCGGTGCGGTCATAGGTCGTGACCTCGCCTACTGCGTCGAAGCCCAGCAGCTTCTCCGCGCGGGCCTCGCGCAGGGGCAGCACCATGCCGGCGGGCGCCTCGGCGAAGGGCAGGCGGATGGCGCCGCGCAGGTCGTCACGCACCTCCTGCAGGGCGGCCACCTGGCGGTCCAGCTCGTCATTCAGGGTATTGGCGCGCAGCACGCCGTTGGACTGGAAATCCGTCACGCGCTCCACCGCCATGCGGCGCAGGATGGTGATGCGCGTGCCGGAAGCGGGGGGCGCGGTGTAGCGGATGGTGCCGCCCGAAGATGCGCCTGCACCTTCGATCGTGAAGCCGTAATTCGCCGAGGCGTTGTTGTCCAACACCTGGATATCGGCCGGCTCGAAGATCGGGAAAGGGTAGGTGAAGGCGGTCTGCACGCCGTCGGCGACGTAGTGCACGCGCGGCGCGATATCGCCGATGCGGATGTGCTCGGACATCAGGGGCTCCGGAAGCTGGGGGAAGGGGAGGGCCGCTCAGGCTCAGTCGAGCAGGTTGCGGAGGGCATTGCCGAAGCTCGGCACCGCGCGCAGCACATTGGTGAGCGTGGCGTCAGGGTTGAGCAGCGAGGCGCGACCGGAAGTGATGCGCGTGCGAAAGATCGCATCGCTGTCCGCCTGGCTCGCCGCCGCATCGGCGCGCAGCCCCTGGGTGATGCTGGCGGCCGAGCCGTCATTCACCGCAAGCCCGCCGCCGGCCAGGCGCGCGCGGGCGGCGGCCACGGTGCGTGCCACCTGCTCGCCCCGCGCCCGCGCCTCGGCCTGCTGTTGCAGGGTGAGTTGCTGCTGGCGCGCGGCATCCTGCTGGCGAGTGGCCTCGGCCTGGGCGCGCTGATTGGCCGATTGCTGCTGCGTGGTGCGGTTCTGCGCGTAGAGGCCGACGCCCGCCGAGGCGAGGGTGGCGAGGGAAGACAAAGCGGCCATCAGTCGGTCGTCCTCATGTCGGTGGTGACGGAAAGCAGGGTAAGCGGCAGCGGAGCCTCTCCCGTGATGCGCCAGAGCGGGCGCATCGCATCGCGCCGCCAGCCCAGCGCGGCCAGGCGCACATCGCCGCTGAAGCGCTGCGGCGCGGCGTCGAGCAGCGGCGTGTCCAGCCGGCGGAAGGCGACGGGCGCCGGCCCGCGCCCCAGATCCACCTCCAGCGCCGCCGTCTCCAGCAGCCGGAAGCTGACGGAGACGAGGCGCAAGGGCGCGGCACGGCTGCCGACCACGCCCGAGAGTTCAGGCGGCAGCGGCTCGATCTCATGCGCGAAGCCCAGGCCGATCTGCGTGGTCAAGGCCGGCGGATCCAGCGTGACGGCGCCAAGCGAGACGGTGCTGGCCCCGCGCGGCGCGCCATCGGCCAGGATGCCGACACTGGCGCCCTCCAGATGGGCCAGGCCGGTCCAGCGATCCTGCGGCGCGGCACTCGTGCCATCGAGCGCGGCATCCAGGCCGAAGCCGGGTTCGAAGCGCTCCAGCCGCGTCGTGCCCAGGCGCTGGACCGCGACATAGACGCGCCCATCCACCTCGGCCACATGGGTGAAGGCGCCGGCCGTCTCCTGCCGCGTCCAGGCCGTCACCTGCTCGGCGCGGAACAGGGTGAGGGTGGCCAGGCCGCCATCCTCCATCACCACATGCAGCAGCCTTAGCGACTGGTCATAGGCCATGGCGACCGGGTTGCGGATCAGATGCGCGGCGATCATGCCCAGGTCGTTGGACTGGTAGGCCTGCTGCACGTCGGTATAGGCGAATTCGTGAATCGCCCTTCCGCTCCGGGCGGCGAAGATGGTGCTGCCATCCACATCCACCGGCGGGATCATGCGCGTGGCACTGCTGCCGATGCGCGTCTGCCGGTTCAACTGGATGGAGGAGGGTGTCAGCGGCTCGCCGCTCACCATCCATTCGCCGCCCGTGGTGAAGACCTGGAGATGCCGGCCCGAGAAGACGCCACGAATGGCGTTCACCTGGTCCGAGAGCAGGCCGAACTCGATGCCCTGGTCATCGAGGCCGCTGCCCTTGTCGAAATTGAACAGATCGCCGGAGCGCGAAAGCCAGAGCCGGTTCGGCAAATCGCGCGAGCCGCCGATGACCAGGCGGTCCTGGTGGAAGCAGGCACTGACCGGCCAGCCGCGCACAGCGCTGAAGGCCGCTTCCTCCCAATCCGTGCTGTTGGCCGCATCGGGCAGCGCCTCGGCCAGGCTGAGCGTCGCCTGGATGGGCGAGGCGATGGCCGTGAGGATGCCCAGCCGGCCCCGGAAGCGGAAGGGCGTGCCGGCATGGCCCGGCTGGAACACGCCCGCCGAGGCCATGAGGGTGATGCTGCCGGAGGTGCCGCCCGGCGTCAGGAAGATCGCCGCATCCTGGAAGCGATAGGTCGGCAGCCGCGCCCAGGACCAGGGGCTGAGCGTCCAGCTCGTGTGGCTGCTGCGCGTGAGGCGGCGGGGTTCGAGCTCGGGGTGGCAGATCAGCAGCGTGTCGGCGCTCTGCGTGAAGGCCAGCTGCGGCAATTGCGCCGTGCCCCATGGCCCGCTGCCCTGCGCCACCTGTACGTCATTCAGATAGACGCTGAACTGGCCCTGGGTGAACACCAGCAGATAGGCCTGCTCGGTGTTGAATTCGAAGGCCAGCAGGCGGGCGGGGCCAGGCAGCGGCGCGATGTGGCGCAGGCCGGGCCGGCGCGTGATGCCGCCGGTCGGCTGGATGAAGACGTTGCGGAGTCGGCGCGCGCCATTGGCATAGGCGCGCAGATCGGCCCGGCCCAGCAATTCGGGCGCCAGCTCGCCCGCGGCGAAGCTGGATTTGGTCTGGCGGGAGGCGGCCATGCTCTCAGCCCCGCGCGCGGATCAGCGGAAAGCCGTCCAGCGCCTGCGTCGTGGCCTGCTGGCTGTCGGCGCGGCGGGCGGCGCGCAGCTCGGCCTCGGCCTGGTTGAACAGGATCTGCGCGCGGGAATTGCTTTCGGTCAGCGGGATGCAGAATTCGGCGGAGAGGCGCGCGACCAGGGCGGCGGCGAAGAAGGCCGGGAAGGTGCTTTCATGGGGCAGGAAGATGTAGGTCAGCGTCACCTGCGCTGCGTCGCAATGCAGCCGATCCTCCAGCAGGCGGTAAGTCAGCCCGCGGCCGAGATTGGGGCCACCGGCCGAGAGCGCGCGGAGGAAATTCGGCGGCAACTGGAAGGCGTGGCGGTGATCGGCGCTGGGCTGGGCCGCCAGGCGCGGCAGGCTCTCCTGACCCGTGGCGAAGCTCCAGGGATGGGAGGAGATCAGGGCGTCGCGGATGCCGGCATACAGGCCCGAGGCGATTTCCGCCTCGGCGGTGCCCTCATCCATCGAGGCGATGGCCTGGGCGCCGATGCGCAGCAGGGCGCGCGAGCAGAGTTCGAGCGCGGTGAGCGCCATGGCGGAATCTCCGGGGGAGGGTGTCGGGAAACAGGCGGCTCCCCCCCGTGAGAAGGGAGGAGCCGCCATACGCAAGGCCGCCGGGCGCGCTATTCCTTGCAGCGCATCCGGACCACGCCCGCATCGTCGATCAGGCAGGCGCCCTGGCTCATCATGCTGTTCACGAAATGCGCCGCGCGGTCGCCATGCCAGGTCACGTCGGTGACGATCTCCGAGGCGGCGGCATGGCCGATCGCGGTCTTGTGGAAGAAGTAGCAGGAGCGGATCGTGCCCGTCCGGGTCAGGCCGGTATGCGGGATCCAGGTGGCGCCGAGCCACTGCTTCGCCTGCATGCCCTTCCAGGGCAGGTTCGCATCTCCCACATAATCGGCGTTGGAGAATTCCGGCAGCGTCAGCAACTCGCTCCATTGCTTCCAGCCGACCACGGCATAGCGGTTGCCGTCATCGGGCACGTCCATGGCGCCCAGCATCTCGAAGGCCAGCAGCACCTTGGCGCGCGTCATCCCGTCATTGTCGGTCTGGCCCGATTGCGTGCCGATGGCCTCACGCGTCGCGAGGTCCAGCGCGGTGATGATCAGCTCATCCGTCTTGCGGCCCAGCGCATGGGCGCCGGCGGAGGCCAGCACGCCGATTTCATT